GACTGTGATTGGTCAATATAATCTTGTCTGATTGCTGCCTGATTGATGATGGACGCTTGGTTAATCTCTGCAAAAGTTCTAAAAACTTCTTTTTGTTCATCACTTAAAAATTCAAGATGTTGTACTGAACCATCATTCTTTTTAATACTATTCCATGTGGTTTTATTGTTTTTATTTAGTTCAATTAAAACTTTTTCTAACACAGGGTTTTTAATCGTAACTTTCATTTTAGCAACATCTTTAACATAACAGTTGGACCATATTGGCTCAATTGACTGTGAAACTTGACCTAAAATAAATGCAGATGACGTTGTGGGCGCAATTGCGTTTAATGTTACGTTTCTTCTACCATACCCTTCCAAGTATTCAGGTTCTCCGAATTTTTCAGCTAATTCTTCAGATGCCTTATATGACTTTTCTTTAATCAACTTAAAGACTTCAACATTTAACTTAGCAGTATCTCTACTATCAAATGGTAAGTTTTTAGATTGTAACAATGAATGCCATCCCAAAACACCAAGACCTAACGCTCGTTGTCTTTTAGCAAAGTTGTACGCTTTTTCCAAATAAAAGAAAGCTCTTTTACCTTCAATCGTACCGTTATCACGAATATCTTCAATCTTAGTTAAGAATTCAGTAACTACAGCATCTAAGAAATAAGTCATAACTTCAACGGCGTCAGTATCTTTCCACTCATCGTAATGAAGTAAATTCATAGATGAAAGAACACATACAAACGATTCTTCTTCAGAATTATGAAGTGCAATTTCAGAACAAAGATTAGAATTATAAATCTTAGCACCTTTATCCTGATAAACTTCAGGTGATTTATTATTCATAGTGTCGGTAAACATAATATACGGATACCCAATCTCACCTCTTCTTTGAATGACTTTAGCCCAAATCGCTCTTTTATCTATATCACCTTCAATCATTTCATTCATAAACTCATCAGTAACTGTTACCGCGTGAGTTAAGTCTTGAATCGGAAACCCTTCGGTTCCTATTTCCAAAAATTCCATAATATCTGGATGTTCGACAGGTAAGTACGGTGAGAACCTACCTCTACGTGTTGACCCTTGCGATATATTATCAACTACACTTTCAAACAAATTCATGAAGTGTACCGCACCAGGCGCATGTCCATTATCAGTAATTTCTGAACCTCTACCTCTAATATTACCAAAGTAACCTGAGGTACCTCCTCCCATCTTACTCATCTCACCAACTTCAGCTTGTGTATATAAAATTGACTCAATGTTATCACCTATATTTGAACCAAAACAACTTACTGGTAGTCCTCTTTTTTTACCAAAGTTAGCCCATACAGGTGACGATAATGAATACCACCCTCTACCCATATAGTCAAAGAACTTGTCAGCAAACCCATCAATACCCAAAAGTTTTTCTGCATGGTCTGCAATAGTTCTAATTCTTTCCAAAGGCTCTTCCCCTTCACTCAAATACCCTCTACGAAGGAAGGTAATTGACTCTTCATTAATCCAATCAAATGCTTTTCTATTTTCCATTTTCTTTTTATATCGTTATTAAAATAAATCGTTTGAGGTAATTGACTTCGCTTTCTTACTATAGTTAATACTTCTCTTATTAAAGAAGTCAGTATGTTTTGTAGTTAGAATTTCGTCGTCAAACCATTCTGTTGTTTCTAATATAGTATCGTTAATTTCAAAGATATTATCAATACCAATAGAGTTTAAAGATATATTAAATCTGTTTTTTATAAACTCCAATGTTTGTTTTTTGGTTAGGAACTCTAAATCTCCTTTTTCAAATATCCAATTAACGACTTCCATTTCCGCTTCATAAGCTTCTTTTGTTGAGATAATTAAGTCCTCAACTAACTCTTCAGTCCACCATTCAGGGTTTTCTTCTTTGATAAGATTTACCAAATCAAATCCAAAACCTGCGTGGATATTCTCTTCTTTTGATGTCGCTTCAACCGCGTTACTAATACCCTTCAACAAATTTTTGTGTTTGTTAAATGACATAATAACCAAGAACTGAGAGAACAATGATACATTCTCAATAAACATTGAGAATAATACAACTGATTCAAAATACTCTCTATCCTCCACCGCTTTTGAATTTGTGATTGACTTTTCCAGGTACTTAATTCTTCTGCGAATTGCTGGTACTTGTAGTAAGTTTTCAAACTCACTATTTAACCCTAACAACTGAATTAGGTGTGAGTAAGCATCCGCGTGTCTAACTTCAGATTCTGCGAATGTTGCACCGACATTTCCAATTTCAGGTTTTGGCATTCTTTTGTAAATGTCAGCCCAAAATGTTTTAACTGCAATTTCAATTTGTGAAATCGCCAACATCGCTCTTTCAACCGCAGTTTTTTCAGCTTCATTCAAATGAACTTTATAGTCTTGAATGTCTGAAGTGAAATTAAACTCCGTATGAACCCAATAAGAGTGTCTGATAGCATCAACATACTCATTTAGGTTTGGGTACTCATACGGCTTTAAATTTGTTCTCTTAGAGAAGATATTACGTCTACGCTTAGCACGATATAAGATATACTCTTTAGCAACGTCATTCAATCCGTTATCCATCAATTTGTTTTCCACCATATCGTGAACATCATCAACATGAGGAACTCGGTCTTTGTTATTTCTAAACAAAGCCTTTGCAGAAATCCTTGCAATCTTTTCAGCCATTTCATCATCAACCGCGTCAATACTATGCATTGCTTTTAATACGGCCATCTCAATTTTATCTACCTCAAACGGTACTTTAGTACCCGTTCTCTTTACGACATAGCGTATATCGCTCTCACTATTGTTATATAAATTTTCCATTTTTAAATAAATTTGTTGGGTTTTTATTATATGCTTTCCTTCTGTTTTCTCTTATCCAAAAGTTCTTTAATCCTTTCTCTGTTTCTTTCTTCTTTCTGTTCTTCAAGACCTAAGAATGTGACACTCTGTTCTGTATCAATTTCCAACATCTCATTATCAAACTTACAGTTTTCAAAAACAACACCATCCTTACCAATACGAGATTTGGTAATTGCGATGGTTGCAAGGTTCATCTCCTTTTGTTGAAGAGATTTGGCAACAGATATAATTACGTGACCAACTTGGGCCTTCTTAATTGACCCTCCCATTTGGTCTGTCGTAACAACCTCTGATGAGATTGAGTTTCTGTTACCTTGTGTCGCAGTCCAACCGACCAAGTTAAGTTCGTGGTTCATCGCCTCAAAACTTCTCATAACGGAACCTTCGCTCTTCCATTCGTCACCCAAATTTTTGTCAGGAACTACACAATCAATGTAGTCCAAAACAACCATGTCTATCTTAGTACCTTCTGCCACCATTTTACGAATCTGATTCTTAATTTGATTCATTGTCAAAGTGTCAGACGGTAACTTTTTTAAGATAAGTTTATTAGGTGCGTTTTCCTGAATGTCTCTAACTTTTGCAAGGACTTTATCCTTGTGCATTGATAACAAATCAGGTGCGATTTGAGTCCATAAAGTGAAGTGTTTTCTCTGAATAATTTTTGGGTTGTCCTCAAAGAAAATTTGTAGAACATTGTAACCCAAGTTAAATGCATGGTTGGCAATTTTTGTCAACAATGTTGACTTACCAACACCTGTCGGAGCGAGGACAACACCCAATTCCCCTTTTGCTATACCACCCTTTAACAGGTTGTCAATTCCAGGAATTCCCATAGGGATAGGATGTCTAAAGTCTTCTTCCAACACTTCATCCAAATTAGAGAAAACATCTGCAGTACCAGCATCAACCTCACCGACCTGAAGGGCTTCACGAACCATTTCTTCAAGATGGTCATAGCTTTCAAAATCACCTTTATCTATGATTTTCTGTGCTTTAACCATAACTTTTTGTAGTTCCTGTTGTTTGCAGAACTTCAAAGCTTTTTCCTGAACAAAGGTCTCACCTTCAGCGGGAGCGTCCTTAACTTGTTCAACCATATCCAATACCATCTTCTGTGCCATCGGTGATGACACCTCAGATTTAACAAGTTGTTCCAATGTATTGTATGAAGGAGTATGCTCGTATTTTATGTAATACTCCTTAACAATTTGCATAATCAACTTGAAGTATTGATTGTCAAAGTACTTGGGCTCGATTACATCAACAATAGACGCCGCAAATTCCTTATAAAGAATGATATTGTTGAGTAATTGTATTTGAAATGTGTTTCCGAGGTATCCAAAATTCTTTTCCTTTGACATGCTTAATAGTTTTCGTGTTTGACTGTTTTAATAAATATGCTCAACCCAACTTATAATCCATAAATTCGCATGTCAATTTGTCAGTTGAGAACACTTCGGTGAGTGACTTTAAGACACCCTTTAAGTGAGGACGCACATCAACTGTGTAACGGACTTTGGGTGGGTAAATTTTACCGTCCCATGTCTGATGAAAAATGGTATCATCACCCAACTTGATGAAGATGTTAAAGTATTCGTCATCGTCAGTCATAGAGGTTTCCAAAATCATGGGGTCTGCCATAATCTGAAACTCGTTGTCCAACATATAAGAAACCGTCTTCATCTTCAAATCATTATGAATTGTGTTTTTGATGTCATTAACAGTGTCGTACAAGTCCATACTATTTCTAGTGTCTTCATTGTAACCTTTAACATTGTAATAACGCTGAACAATAATGTTGTCATTCAATGTCAACAAAAACTCCATCTTCGTAATGTCATTTTTTTCCTTACTCATTTTTTTAAAATTTTAATTAGTTTTTGGTTTTTTAAATCGTCTTTTTTCTTTTCTCGTTAGTTTCATAAATGGGGTGAGAAAGTAAACCCACGCGTTGTCTGTTTTTGGTAAATACTTAAAAAGTCCATCGTTCATCATCATCCTCATAAGGTTTTGATATCCCCTTCCCTCAGGGTCTATATCCTCTTTATAATAAAGTTGAACGAGTTCCTTTGCTTCTTCTGTTAACAAAGGTTCAGAAAGGTCCACGAGTTGTTTGTTGATAACATAAAACTCTTCTCCGTATACCCCTCTTTTTGTCTTCCCTGATAACAAGTTTTGTAATGCTCTGTTGTCTTTATCATCTTCGTGTAGTTTTTCACCTTTTTGTAAAATGTCGTCAACAGAAACTACAGAATCAAGTATCTCAGGAAAAAGTTTTGAAAAAGTCTTTTCACCAAAGTAGTAGATACCGTCAATGTTATCTGATTTATCACCAGATATAATTTTAAAGGTAGCCACATTTTGGTGGGGGATTGAAATATCATTCAATTTGACTTTATCCCCATTTTTAATCATTTGTTTTTGGGACGGAGAATAAATCTGCACATTCTCAGATATGAGTTGTGTTAAGTCTTTATCCGCAGAGAATATCGTTTTGTGTTCGTCCAAAGAGATTTGACAGTAGTAGGCAATCATATCGTCAGACTCGTTACCATCTACCACCACCTGACGAATAAACATCTCCTCAAGGTATTCTTTCACTCTGTTGAGTTGCCAATCAAATGATTGTTTTTGAATATCGTTAAGTCGGTTGTATCGTCTGTTCTCTTTGTACTCAGCAAATATTCTTTTCCTTTGGATAGAGTTGTCATCTCCGTCCCAAAAAACAATTACCTTATCATAGTTGTATTCGGAAATGAATTTCCGCAAGGTATTCACAAAGTGGTAGATACCACCAATGTGATTA